CAAAAGCATGTCATTTTCCGGCTTCGTTTTGTCCCAAGCCATCGGATACCTCCCTATTCTTGTAGCTTTCAGCTACCTTATTCATGTCATAAAGATCTATTCCGTATTCCCGCAAGGTTTCAATCCAACAAACATCGTGCATAAATAAAGCCTGAGCGTAATTAAACGCCTGCTCAATGCAGGTGAACACCAACGGCCGCTTTTTGGGAGTGCGCAAAATAATGCTCCCCTTGACCAAGACATACGCCATATCCTTTGAGATTTCTTGCTTACACCTGTGACAAATCATTCCACTGCCCCTTCCGCGTCATGCGCATGTTTAATAAATTTTTGAAGCATGCCATTAAACAGCGGTTTACTGAAATCGGCATTCTTAATGCCTATGGTTTTAACCTTGCCTATCACACCGCTGTCGTTAACCTTATAAAGAATTACTCCATTAACAAAAGCGCCATTTTCAAATTCAATAATTAATTTGTTCGGTATTAACTTTTTTCCCATTTTTCAAACTCCGTGACTATGCCAATCAAACGTGCCAACTTGCGCGACGCCTTGGGCGTTAAACAGCTTGATTTTAAAACTCGTCGTCGACTTATCCGCAAACTGCGCGTAAATTCCATTGCCGCTTGTTATTTCGATATGCACATTTGGATCCTCGTGATAAGTCTTGGTAAAGAATACTTCTTTCCCTTCGCTTGCATTCGCAACCTCATCGTTTCCAAAATCATCTACATCCGGCAGGTCTCCGAGATACTGCAAGGTTGAACACGTCACGTAATCTCCTAAATTTCCTCGCGTCAGAATCATTTTGAGCTGAAAGTACCGGCAGTAATAGTCGCCGGGCTGATAATCAATCCATTCAGACCAGTTAATATTGTCCTCCGATAGACGTATCTTAAAACTGGCCACACTTTGAGTCTCTTGACCAGTGAACCTATAAGACAAACTGTCGTTAAAACGCGCATCCGGATCGCTGTTAAACCTTCTGCCGGTTGATAAAGAAACAATCGCTTCTATCTCAATAAAAACCGCCGCTACATAATTGATATCCCGCACCGGCGCCTCGTATTCTCCTGAAAGAAATCCGTCAGAGATCACCAGCGTCTCAGAGCTGATTTCAAGGTTTGTTTTTACGCCTTCCCACAGCGGGTGCTCTTGATATTCGGCAACAACATTTCTGAAAGGAATCTCGCCAACAGTTAGTATTGATTCTGTAGGGTTTTCGGAATAATTCCCTGAGGTATCAATGGCTTTAATCCAGAATTTCTGATCAATGCCTTTTTTAAGGCCGGTGGTAAGATAATGCGTCCCCTGCTGAAAAGTAATCACCTCGCCGCTTTCCCAATCTACCCCGCGCCTTATCTCGTATCCCCAAACATCCACGTCCAAAATCTCACTCCATCCGAAATAAAGCTGATCTCTATTCTGATTGACCAAGAACGTCGAAACATCGCTTGGCGGGGCAGATTTACCGATAACGGTAATTGAAGCCTCGGGCGCGGTGATAAGCGCGCTTTCCTCATCTATATCCGTAAGCGATGTAACCTTGACCCTATAGGTGTGCCTGTCAACAATATCTCCGATGATGCGAAAATATGATCCTGTTGTTTCACCTCTTGCTCCCCAGCTCAAACCGTCATCATCGCTTATATAGATTTTTGCTTTCGCAAAGGATTTAACGTAATGATCGACATATACCGGCCGGTCAAACCAAACATCAATGGCGTTCTCAATTGTGCCGTCTGTTTTTTTGACCAGAGATTCGGTCAAGTTCAGATTGGTAACAATCGGGATCTCTCCTGAAAGCGACGAATAATTATTCTGCGGCAGGATAATATCGGAATCGTCATACACAGCCTCGTCATACTCCAAGGCTTGTATCTGGACTTCATTTTTGCTTTCCCTCTGAATGGCCACAACCCGGAAATCTTTTTTAACCTTATTTGTTTCGCCGATGACATAGACATCGAAATCCTGCGGTGCGTTTGTAAAAACCGCGCATGCAAGCTCTGTATAGGTGCCTGCCGGTGACGTTATCGCCATCTCCTCGATTGCATCGTCGCTGAACCTGACCTGAATCTTGTAAGACTTCCCATCCTCGATAGTTATTGGCCGATCCAACTTGATTAAGACTGGAGTTGAGCCGTCTTTTACCCTGCCAGAGAATCCCCACTGCGGCACATCATGCGAAATTGAAATAATATCCCCTGCCTGACAGGCAACCGCATCAATCCCTGCCTTAAAAACAATCGAGCGGTTAATATATTTTGCGACCTTTAAGGCATAGCGCGCCGCGCGGATAGCGTAACTTGCTCCGGTGGTAAATAAACGGATCTGGCTTTTACGCATCGGCTCGCCGCTCGCAAGAGCCTCCTCGTCGATGTAAGCAATGGTTTCCTGCCGGTAGTTCTTTTCTTTATCAGTGAACTGCACTTCAATAACGTTCGGCACTTCCTTGATCGTCTTCCAGCTCTGCACAAAACTATCTTTGACAATATTGCCCATGCCGAATAGCTGAGTTGGCAAAGTCTGTTTATCAATCTTGAACGATATTCCACCTGCGCTGTATAAAGGCATCGCGTTAAATACAGCACTCAGCTGAATCAGAATATCGAGCGCTTTATTATTTGAATCAACCACTACATCAAGCCTGAAGCGTTTCTCGAAGCCGCCTTTACCGTCAGCCACCTTCTCCTCGCAATACTGCGACATTTCTAACAGCGACGCGTTATCAAGATGCGACGTTAAAATAAACTCCCCAAGGCCGTAACGGTTGTTAGTGATAAAATCACTTAAACACCATACCGGATTCGCGCAATACTTCTGAACATAAGCCACGCCATCCCATTCGAGCAAAGTGTCATGGGATAAAAGACGGTAATTGCTTCCATCCCAGTAGTAGTCATCCCAACTAACCGGTGTGCCGCTATTACGGATATCAGGGATCAAAACCTTCTTACCTTTCACAATTGCGGTGATATTCGGCGTGCCGCCGTTAAGCTGATCTGTGGCCAGAAGCTGTAATCCCAACAACGCTGTATTGGGATAACTTAAATCATCTGTCTTGAGCTCATCAATTTGAAACAAAGTTAAATCGCCCTGCCTTAACGGTTGCAATGAACTGTCATCACTGGTGCGGGTGATCCTAATATCGTATTGCCCGAGAGTTAATCCAACCTTGCGAAACACCCTGCGTACTGTTGATCGCGATTTCTCCGAAATGGTCGTCTCGCCTAAATCAATATAGATACCCTCGGAATGGAGTTTATATTCAACCTTATAAGTCACGCTCCAGCTCTGGATATCCCCGGAACCTGAACTCTGCTGGTAAAGGCCGTTATTAAGCCTGAGATGAATTTCAAATCCTTCGACGTCTGAATCAAACATGGTGTAAACATAGGGGTTGTCTTTGACTAAATTGGCATTGACCGGGTAAAGGTTATGCAGATCTTCAAAGTTGTTTACAAGGCTTTGATTGTTGGTGCCATACCGCTTTGAAACCGTAACACCGCCAAAGTTTGCGATCGGGTTATTATTAATTTCCATGCTATCAATTGACTCAATCTCTCCCTCGCAAAGCGCAAGCAGTATGCTTAAATAGTGATTGTCGCCGTCCTCCCAAAGGTATTGGTTTATAATGTTGCCACCTATCCGGTGCTCGCCATAAACAACCGCAACCGGCACTCCCACTTCCTGAATAGTCTGGACGCCGTCCCAGCCGTAGGTAGGTGAGCCTTCATCAAGGCCCGTTGCGCCGCCGAGATTAAAATCCGGCATTTTGGGCTGGTTCATATTCTGATAAATAGCGTAGCCCATGGACAACACAAAAAACGTAAACAAGAACGGATGAGCTACGGCTACCGCCCAGACCGCAGAAATTATGGCAGAGATAATCGCGACTACCGGCGCTTTGACTTCCGGGATAACGGTAATCTCATCTCCGCATTCAAGCTTTTCCGATAGATCCAAGATCCTGCGGCCGGTAACAATAACGCGCCTATCTTCATAAGCAAAACCCGCGGCTTTAAGATACTCCTCGATAGTCTTGCTTCTTGAAAACTCAAGCTCTTTAACCTGCGCTTCTTCCAGCTTAAACGGATTGTCGATATTTCTTATTGTTACCATCTCTTATCCTTTAATCTGTAAAATCCCTCTGCCCTTACTACCCACGAGGAATCCCTGAGCCTTGAAATAATCACTCCCTGCCTGCAACAATGAATAAATCTTTTGTTACTCAAAACAATTCCCGCATGATTAGCAATCTTTCTTGAATTGACAAACAATACCCCGTCAAGAATCTCCGGCGTTTTGACTTCAACCCAATCATGAAAGTAATGCTCTTTAAAATAGTCCCTTCCTTCCAATCCCCAGACCTTGCTGTATTCAAGATCCTCGATATCAAACAGCCTTACCCCTAAGTCCGCATAAACAAACTTCAAGAATCCCCAGCAGTCAAGACCGTCCAATGCCCGGCCCCTGTGCCGATACGGAATGCCAAGATACTTGTCCACGATGCATCTCTCTACATCACGTATATGCGCCTTGTCGGCACCGATGGGAAAGCCCCGAACCTCTGGTAATTGATCAGCTGTTTGCATCTCTGCTTTGTCTTGTTGCATGTAATTTCAGCTCCCGAATATCCGCACTCCGCGGTTTTAAACTTCCATGCGCAATAATTCCGAGAATAGCGCCTCGCCGGTAAATCCACTCCCAAAACATCAAACTTTCCTGTGAGCGTAAACTCCACGTTATTCTGATCCGCGGTGTAACTATCGATATAAAAGATGTCATCCATAAAAGCATCCGGATCCGACAGCTGATTCAACCAAACCATACGGATAGTGACTCGCCTTCCTCTAAAATCAAACTGCTCTAAATAGAGCTGAATGAGCCTTGAAACATTAGCAAGCCGCACCTTTACTTGATCAATTGCGCCTTGATTGTTCTCGCCGACAAACTCATGGGTTATAGGAAACTTTGAATAAGTAATACCGTTATAAACCACGTCCTCATCAATGCCAGCAAGACACAAATCATTTATTCCGTCATATTTTTCAAGCGTATATAAAAAGATAGGCGTATTTTCCCGCTTCGCCTTCTCTGATTTAAATGTGCTGTCGACTTCGCGCGGCATTATTTCACCTCGATGAATTCAAATTCAAAGTCATACACTGCGTATGCCTTGCGGCTAAACTGAAAACTATCTTCGACAAAACGGACAGTGTATTCTGCCGAATCGTTCAGGTTCGTCCATGTAAACGCCATAAATGAGCCGAATTTGCTTTTAAAGAAATCTGAAACTTCTGTCATCTCCGCATGCGTTCTGTTATTAAATCTAAGCGTCCATTTACGCTGTGGATTCGCCCATTTGCGGCGTCTCTGCTCCGCGCCGTTCTCAAACTCCGAAACAAGCGTCTTATATTCCACTGCCTCATCAATGAGAAAATCCGGCAGATATGTGAAATCGCTCATGTGTAACTCCTGATTACCGAACGTATCTTGCCGTTGTTATAAATATCCTCGGCAATGGCATTTGATAACATCTTGCGGTTACGCCAAACATCTTGGGCGTCCCACGCCTGTATGACCTGATTCACATTTATGGTTACGTTCCCCTTTGCCGACTTTCCTTCGTTTAGGGATTTCAAATTTTCCGATCCGCCTAACGCACGCATGCCGCGTCTAGATAAAACCCCTTCGCCTGTTTGCGCAACGATCGGCACCTCATCAATCGCAAGACCCGCATGCGCCCTTATGGGTAAAACCTCCCCGCCAGAGTGATATACCATTCCACCCTGATGAAAGAACGGGATCATGCCCGGGAATATAGAACCTATGGTCTTAACAAGGATCATCTTGGCAAAAACTTCTGCCAAGACTTCCAGCATCATATTGCCAAGTTCAGCGAAGTAATCTCTGACATCATCGATCTGGCCCTTGAACGCATCGCTAAAGAAGTGTTTAAACACCGCCCCCAGCGATCTTGCTGTTCCCTCTGCCATAGACTGAATTGCGTCAAATTTCTGAGCGACTTCTTCGATCTTAATATCCGTGCCTAAGTTTTTAAGCGCGTCAACAAATCCGGCAATCGCATTCTTTGCCTTGTCGTAGCCTTTGACTAAACTGCCTTCGCCGGTCACTAAGACGTTTGATATCTTGTTGCCGACTCTATCCATCTCCATATCAGAAGCTTTAATAAGATCCTGCAGATTATCCCGAAACGTTTTGATATGTTGCGAGGCTTCGCGATACGGCTCGCCTAACTTTCCCGGAATCTTGCCCAAAACATCGTAGAATTTCTCTAAGCCAAGAGCCAGATTATCGAAGCCGATCAAAAGATACTTGATCAGTTTCACAAAACCGATATAGACCATCTGGCAGGCGATTTCGATCGCGTTTAAAACCGGCACCGCCACGTCTCTGAACTTTAAGAAAATAACGATAAGTCCCGCGACTACCACCGCAATCCCCACAAGCCACGGATTCGCCAAGGCAAATAACGCGAACTTAGCCACCAAATCGATAATAATTCCCCCAAGCCTCGTGAACCTGCCGACCAAAGACAATACGATCCCGCCTAGCATTAAAAATATTCCGGTCATTGCGATCGATTGAACAATCAACCCTTGAGTCGCTGGCGACAAACTGTTCCAAATATTGAGCAAATTACCGAAAACATTGGCCACCTGATGCACAACCGGCACCAATGCCTCGGCGATGCTCACTCTTAAACCGATGAACGCGTTATCAAGACGCTTTAGTTCGTTGGAAACGGATAGCGAATACTTCTCTGCGGATTTGAATGCGAGTGCCAAGGGGCCCGTTAACGCGCCGCCCATGAAGATGAGATTCTGGCCGACTTGCGATATTTCACGGCCAACCTGACGCATAGTCCCGCCAAGCTGTTTACAGGAATTGGCGAACTT